GCATTTCCGGCGATTCTGGAACCCATTTGCCCTATTGGATGTAATTTTTGGTGATGGTGAGGAATACTATCGCTGCATCCGTGGCGGCACCGAACGTAATTTCAATCCCATCACTGGCCGTGTGAAGATAAAAGTAAGTAGTCGTAGTTGCGCATCTGCCCGAGAATATCGCAACGAATGCAACCGTGGTGAGGCATGGGAACCCAGCGAGCGATTTGCTCGACGCAAAGAAAACTTGTTCAAGGTCGTTAATCATATCGGTGACGAGGCAGGATCAAAGTAATCATGGAAACCAAAAAACCCGTTGCTGTATTCCGTCATAGCCCCGGAGATGAACCCGGCTATCTGGCCTCGTTCCTGGATTCCCAGAATATCAGTTGGCAGCTGATCAGCGTGGATCGTGGTGATGCCATACCCCAGTCCTGCCAGGACTTTTCCGGGCTGGCGTTCATGGGCGGACCCATGAGCGTCAATGACGACTTACCTTGGATCGAACCCATATTGACACTGATCCGCGCTGCCATCGCCGACGATGTCCCGGTACTGGGCCACTGTCTCGGGGGTCAGCTGCTGAGCCGTGCCCTGGGCGGTGCGGTCCAGACCAACCCGGTACAGGAAATCGGCTGGCACCGCATCACCATCGCCGACAATGCGCTGGCGAGACATTGGTTTGGTCACGTGGGTTCTGATTTCCTGTCGTTCCACTGGCACCGTGAGACCTTTGATATTCCCGCAGCAGCCACGGTGCTGATGTCCAGCCAGTATTGCCGCAATCAGGCCTTTGCCCTGGGACCGCATCTGGGCATGCAATGTCACATCGAAATGACCCCCGACATGGTGCAGGATTGGTGTGTATCCGGTGCCCAGGATCTGCTCTGCGAAAGCCCGGTACCTAACATCCAGCAGCAGCCGGCGATCCTGGATCAACTACCGGAGCGAATCGCGGCATTACATGCCGTGGCTACAGGTGTTTATACTCAATGGATCAAGAATCTCAGGTATTGAATATGGAAACTGTGCATATAGGAGTCCCGGTCGCGGTCACAGTGGAATTTGGTCCTCCTCACCGACTTCGTCCACAATGGTACACTAATTATATCGCACGTGATACGACCATACCCACGACCCAACTTGAACACTCGATACATATCATTTGGAATCCAACCAGTGCAACATTTGTTTTCCCCGACGAATCGACCCATATCATGTTCCTGTTGAAATGGGGTTAATGCTATGGCAGAATTAGTAATCCAAGCCCAAACTAGGATGAATTTCATTGACCGGGTGCGCGAGGTTTGCGATTACCTGCATACCAATCTCAGTCCGGTCAATCCCCAATGCGTATTGAATCCCACCACTAATGATGGTGGACGTTTGGTCATGTACAGCACCGGCATTGATGAACAAACTGTTTGGCGTGTGGAGGAAATTGGTTATATCCAAGCCCGGGTGTTGGTCGGGAATCAGGCCGCGGCCACATTTATCGCACTGAAATGGCATTAGACATTTTAGATCAATAACTTAGCACGCCTATCTTTAGGTTGACTCAAATACCCAAAGTCTGTATAATAGCGGTATAGTCAATAAGGAGCCCGCGATGCTTTTCAAAGTTGCATATACGTTGAAAAATGGAACGCAAAAAGTCAAGTTCATGACGGGCAAAGACGAAAAGCGAGTCCGCGAGTATTTTGCGTTCAAGCATCGCCGTGTCGCTGACTGCGTCACGGCCATCAAAATCTAAGGGAACGGTTATGACAATCAAACAAGTAATGAGCGGCAACGAACTGCGTGTGCCGGTAAAGATCTGGACCAATGACATCGAGCTGCAGGCGCTGGAACAAGCGCGAAAGCTGGCTCAATTGCCCTTCATCCACAAAAATGGTGTGGCGCTGATGCCGGATGTGCATGCGGGCATTGGCTCTACTGTGGGCTCGGTGATCGCCACTGAACGTGCTGTGATTCCTGCGGCCGTGGGCGTGGATATTGGCTGTGGTATGAATGCGGTTCGCACCAGCTTGCGGGCCGAGGACTTGCCGGACAGCCTGCGTGATGTTCGCCTGCAGATTGAGCGCGATGTGCCCCTGGGCGCTGGTGGTGCTCACAAAACAGACTTTGATCCGTTTCCGCAACCCCTGGGTCAACGTGCGCGCCAGCTGTTCAACAAGCATCCCAGCCTGGAGACCAAACAATGGCATCGCCAACTGGGCACTCTGGGTTCGGGCAATCACTTTATCGAACTGTGCTTGGACGAAGCCGGTGCGGTGTGGATCATGCTGCACTCGGGCTCGCGTGGTATTGGCAATACCATTGGTCGTCATTTTATCGAACGAGCGAAACGACTCATGGAGCAATACTTTATCACGCTGCCGGATCGTGATCTCGCTTACCTGCCGGATGGCACCCAGGACTTCGACGACTATGTTGATGCACTGACTTGGGCACAGGACTATGCGCGTGAAAACCGTGCGGTGATGATGACTGCGGTGATCGCGGCGCTGCGCCGGCATATCCCTGTGGAGTTTGAACTCACTCACGAAGCCATCAATTGCCACCACAATTATTGCGAGATTGAGAATCACTTTGGACAGAACTTGTTCATCACTCGCAAGGGTGCGATCCGTGCGCGTCAGGGTGACCTGGGCATTATCCCGGGCAGCATGGGTGCGAAAAGCTACATCGTGCGTGGTCTTGGCAACACCGAGAGCTACTGCTCTTGTTCGCATGGAGCAGGTCGTAAGATGTCGCGCACCGAAGCGACTCGACGTTTCACGGTGGAAGATCTCAAGCGGCAAACTGAGGGTGTGGAATGCAACAAGACCTCGGCGGTGATCGATGAGATTCCTGGTGCTTACAAAGATATCGATGTCGTGATGGAAAACCAAAACGACTTGGTGGAGGTGGTGCATACTCTGCGTCAAGTACTTTGTGTCAAGGGTGCGTGATGACTCGAGTAAAATCCGACACACATGGGCTTTATGTGAGAACCGACGGATCAGTGTTTAGGCCCGTGGCCACCGACTACAGCGACCACTCCGGCGTTTCCCAGGATGATGGCACCAGCGTCTTTGCTGCGGGTTCAGAGGTCCAAGCACGACATATTGGTAGCACGCCTTTTGCTGTGATCCGCGATGCTGAGCATGAAGAATACTGGCACAGTCATGGTTGTTACATCGGCGGGGATGGTAGGCAAATCGTCAGCTATCAACTGTGGGAACCTAAAACGGTTGACCTAGAATGATGATCTCTGTATACTGTTGAGACTATGTCCCACACTGAACTCCAGCCCTGGATCGAAAACGTGGCCGCGGCCGATGTGCCCCTGGGCTGGCATCACGATTGTGGTGACAACGCCATGCTGATCCAGATCCGCGATCCCCATACCAACTGGTGGCCCCGGCCTCGACATTCGTTCCGGGAGGTGCATCAATTTGAGTTCCTGGATGCTGACTGGGAGGATGGCTTTCCCGAAGCCGACAAGATACAGCAGGATCAGGCGCGGGCCCTGGTAGATCTGCTGCGTCATGCCCAGGACCAACACATGAACGTGGTGGTACACTGCATGGCCGGTGTCTGCAGATCCGGTGCTGTGGCCGAAGTGGGTGTGATGATGGGATTCCGCGACGTGGGTCGCATGCGTATACCCAACGTCCGGGTCAAAACGATGATGATGCGCGAACTGGGATGGACCTATGACCAAGAAGCCTAAACAGCCACCGCAGTGGTTCCTGATCCGGACCTGGCAATTCCTGCATAACCGAGTCAGCCACAGCGATCACCGTTATCCCAATGTGCGCCGGCGCTGGCTCCGGGCCATGACGAGGTTTGAGGAACATCACTTTGCCGAACGTGGTCTGCGATACCGGCGCGCCACGGCACGTTTTGTAAACCGTTACACCGCCCACCGCTGGATGTGAGGTTGACCTCACCGGATCAATCTGCTATACTAGACCAATGAAAACTACGTTTCTGATCAGTGATACCCATTTCAATCACGCCAACATCTGCCAATTCATGCGGGCCGATGGTGTGACTAAACTGCGTCCCTGGGCGGCAGTGGAAGAAATGGATGAGGACATGATCTCGCGCTGGAACAGCCGGGTACAGCCCACGGACAAGGTGTATCACCTGGGCGACGTGGTCATCAACAGGCGAGCTCTGAGCTTGCTCAGCAGGCTCAACGGTGACAAGGTCCTGATCAAGGGAAATCACGATATTTTCAAGCTGGCCGATTACGCCCAGCATTTCCGCGATATCCGGGCCTATCACGTGCTGAATGGTCTCATACTGAGCCATATTCCCGTGCATGATTCGGCGCTGTATCGCTTTGGGGCCAACATCCATGGTCACTTGCATGAACGACGAGTGACTCTGCCCGGCAGTGCCGAGATCGATCCACGCTATTTTTCGGTATGCGTGGAACAGATTGATTACACGCCCATCAGCTTGGATGAAGTGCAGGATCGTATACGCGCCCAAGGTGGTGTGGTGGGCTTCCGCAACGGCAATGGACCACAGGTGGATTAGCATGAGATACAATCCAGATGTTTGGGTAGTGGTAAAGTTTTCGGGCGAGGATGTGCCCGATGGTGAAATGTATAAGATCCTAGCCGGATGGTATGGTGGTTTCACACAGGGCGACTCATGGAAGCTGAACAGTGGCATCACCAAAATCACCGAAGACGAACACGATTATCACGTTGATGGCTATTCTGGCAGCACCTACGTTTGCCACAAAGAAGCTGAACGCACCAGTGCCTATACTCAAAGTATCTTTGAAAGCTATAATCAGGGATATAAAACACAGGGTAGACGGGTGGCCATGGAGATCGTGCCCATGGAATCAATTAAAGACAAATTCAGCTTGACCGTAGCCACCGAATAGCATATAATAGCACTATGAAATGGTATCATGAAAAAGAAGGTGACACCAGACCCTGGCGAGTGCGATTCGCTTGGTTCCCCACCGAGATCTACGACCCCACTGATGACCGTTGGGTCACTGTTTGGTTGGAACGTTATACCGAGAAGCAGACCTATGTGGTCAAAATGCGGCCCACCAAGTTTGGATACAAAATACGGTGTGGTGCGTGGGAATCCGAACGTAAACTGATTGTAAAGATCTAGTCATGAATACGATGCTGGTAGCTTATGTGCTGGTGTGTTTTTGGTCGGCGATCGTTGCGCTTTGGTTTTTAGTGTCTGTGTTGCAGTATTTCAAAGACAAATATTGCGACCGAAACCACTAGGACCCAAATGGGTGGCTATCGACCCGGGTCTCTGCCGGAGGCACGCCGAACATGATGGGGTGACTTGCTAGCAATGCCGAGCCGCAATGACCTAACGATTGCACCGGATTTGGTAACCGGTAAATAGTTTTACGCCGGGCGGGGGTAAACCCCAAGTAGCTCTAGATTCTATCTACTTGCAAGGTTGGTGCTGTGCGAGACAGCACGTCTGGTCGCAGGATCCACACGCCCCGTCGGTTGCGACATGTTTGAAGTATTGCTGTATGAAGTGAAGAGAAAGGTGTTCTGGACAGGAGTTCGATTCTCCTCACCTCCACCAAAAGGGATTTTTTATGCAGGCTAAACCAAAACTTAGAAGAATCTTATTTGTTTGTGATAACATACAATATGGTATTTACGAACACATAGATGGACGAGTTGAGGTTATGAAAGAGATTCTTTCTGATGGGGGTGACAAGGTTTCGACAGGGCAAGGAGTAACGGAACAGACAGCACGACAGGCGATCGTCGTTAATGAAGCAAAACTCTAGACGCAAACGACAACGTCTACGCATTGGCCGCTTAAAACCGGCTGCTGAGGGTGGGAGCCCAAGAAACAGAATCTTCCAAAAGCCCACTTCGGTGGGCTTTTCTATTTGTAGCTGTTTGGTACTAGAATATACGTCCAGTAATGCCAAACCTAACCGCACCGGGATCTAGATTTTTCACGCCATGGAGCGTGTCTACCTTGAGTATGTGCCAACGATGCGACTCCAATACCACAGAATCAATCACAGTGATTCCATCAGGGTCATACCATTCAGTCATGACATCTGACCCACCGGGATCGATCACATAATTCATTTTGCTGATGGTGACATTGTCTAGATGCGGTTTCATATCGCCACGTATGATTTGGAAACCCCAATACATCTCGGGACAGATATTTTTTTGGCACCAGTCATTGATAACTTGATTGAAGGAATCAGACCAAACATATACATCTTTGTTGATGCCTTGACCGGAATTTTTGCGTTCGTATGCGGCATAGTCACGATTGATCTGGGCGATGATATCGTCGGGGATACAGGGGAGATTGAGATATCTATAGTATCGATATGGGTATGACATAGACTTACTTATAGCCCAGACGATTGAGTATATTGATTGCCCGCCGGCGCAGCTGGTCTTCAAATTCAGATTCATTCAACACCCCCTTGGCCAGGTTGCATTTGCGGCAAGTGACCTGGAGATTGGCCAGACTGGTGGCACCACCATGGGCTTCGGGAATGACATGATCCAAGTGTATCTCTTGACCTATCAAATCTTCACCGCAATACACACAACGAGGACCGTCGCGTTCGATCACCATGCGGCGGAGATTCACTGGGATGCGGGCCTTGGACATCCGATATTTAGCGATCGGCCAAACTCGTTATGATTTTGGCCACAGCAGATTTGACTCGGCAGCGCCGGGATAGTAAAATAGCCTTTTAGGAGAATCTATGCCATACTTTGCACCCAATGTAACATTCGCTCTCCGCGAAGGAGATCAAGAACCCTCACAAGGTGGTTGCCCCATTGGTGGACGTTTTGTTTACAAGACCAGCCAGGATCTTTTTGCCGGCAAGAAGGTTATTGTTTTCAGCTTGCCTGGCGCTTTCACCCCCACTTGCTCGACCTATCAGCTGCCGGGCTTTGAAGAACGGTATGATGAGTTTCGAGCCCTGGGCATCGACGAGATCTATTGTGTCAGCGTCAACGATGCCTTTGTCATGAACGAGTGGGCACGACACCTGGGCATCACCAAGGTCAAGATGCTGCCCGATGGCAATGGCGACTTCACGCGCCTCATGGGCATGCTGGTCAGCAAGAGCCAGCTGGGCTTTGGTATGCGCAGCCATCGCTATGCAGCCATACTCACTGACTGTGTGCGGGACAAATTGTTCGTGGAAGAAGGTCGCGAGGACAATTATGCCAGCGATCCCTATGGCGAATCCAGCCCGGAAACTGTGCTGGCCTATTTGCGCAGCGTACAGTCCTAGACCACCGCAACCCCGGAACATGGGCTCTCAGGAGCCCATGTCCATTTGTGCAGCAAAAACAGTAAATAAATCAAGCACTTACAGCGCCTTATAACGGTTGACCAATTACTGGGTCACCGCTATAATATTGAAAAATCAACAAGGAGCCCGGGATGCAATGCCAATTCATCGCAAGCCGCAACTGCAAGGGACGCAGTTTGAAATTGTTCAGGATTGGCGAATACCAGTATGAGATCTGTGAACTGGTGCAGGGCGAATTTCAACGTGTGCGACTCTTGGTCAACCACGACGTGGACCAAGCTATCGCGGCTCTTGAAGGAATACAGTAATGTCCACCAGGACCTACAGTATTTGGCATACTCGCAGCAGCGAAACCAATGAGATCACAGACTTTTGGGTCTCGGACATCACTGCCGAAGAGCATGAGCGCAGCCAAAAACTCTATGAAAAATTGACCTATCAAGAAGCAGTGAAGTATCGCAGCCAAGAATTTATCCGCCCACGCATCGCTACATTCCCGGTCAGTGAGCTGTATTCAGAAGATGAACAGCGTAACCGGGCCCGGATGCTGCGCGACTACTTGAACAAGATCCAGGAAGCCAAGGAACGCGCCGAGCGTGACACTGCGTTCATCGATGTGCTCACAGCTGGTGCCACAGTTTCGACTACCCCAACCCCCAACCCCTAATCAACTCAAGGAGTCACAATGAATACGTTTGAACAGCAGGTTCGTGAGGTCATCAATGGTCTGGATTCTGAGCACCGCGGCGCGGTGGCCCAGAGCCTGGAATTCAGCAACGGTAGCCCGGCCAGCTTTGAACTCGAGCTGGTCGCGGCACACTGGGAAGACCCCACCCTGCCGGTGCAGTATATCATGGGTCAACTTGAGCAGGTTGACCAGTAATTCACACCGCTGTATAATTGCTCTGTAACGTTAGTTTTTCAATCAACTCATAAAGGAAAGCCCTATGTCCGACAATCGCTCAGTTACCGCAATCGGTGCCCACAAAGCCATCATGAAATGTTTCCGTAAACAGCGCCCGCTGTTCCTGTGGGGTCCGCCCGGTATTGGCAAATCCGAGGTGGTCGCTGCCATCACCCAAGAACTTGGTGGCTTCATGATCGACCTGCGCCTGGGTCAGATGGATCCCACTGACATCCGTGGTATCCCGTTCTACAACAAAGAAACCGGCAAGATGGACTGGGCACCGCCCGTGGATCTGCCGGACGAAGAACTGGCATCGCAGTATCCCATTGTCGTGCTGTTCATGGACGAGATGAACTCGGCTGCTCCGGCCGTGCAGGCCGCGGCCTATCAGCTGGTGCTGAATCGCCGGATCGGCAAATATGTTCTGCCCAAAAACGTGGTCATGATCGCTGCCGGCAATCGTGAGTCGGACAAGGGTGTGACGTTCCGCATGCCGACTCCGCTGGCCAATCGTTTTGTGCACGTGGAGATGAAGGTGGACTTCCCCTCGTGGCAAGATTGGGCTGTGAAGAACCAGATCCACAAGGACGTAGTTGGCTACCTGACCTTTGCCAAACAGGACCTGTATGACTTCGATGCCAAGAGCTCGAGCCGTGCATTTGCCACCCCGCGTTCATGGAGTTTCGTCAGCAATCTCCTGGAAGATGAGGACATGGACGATGTCACTGCTACCGATCTTATCGCCGGCACTGTGGGCGAGGGTCTGGCTGTGAAGTTCATGGCGCATCGCAAGATCGCAGGTAAACTGCCCCGTCCCGAGGACATCCTGGCTGGCAAGGAGAAAGAACTCAAAGTCAAGGAAGTGTCGGCGATGTATTCGCTGGTGATTTCCATGTGCTATGAGCTCAAGAACGCCGTGGAGAGCAAAGAGTTCCACAACATGGCCGATAACTTCCTGGCTTACATGATGAAGAACTTTGAGACCGAGCTGGTGATCATGGGCGCTCGTATTGCGCTTACCACGTATGGTCTGCCGTTCCAGCCCACGAAGTTGAAGAACTTTGACGAGTTCCACAACAAGTTCGGCAAATACATCCTCCAGGCCAACTCGTAATTGGCAACAGGGTCGGATCTCACGCGCAAGCGGACATAGGGCTATGTCAGATCCGACCCTTTCTTTCCGTCAACGTGCGACCCGGGTAAGCAAACAATGGCCCTGCTATGATTACCCGGGCGTACGTGACACCTTGCGCAAGGTCCAGCGTGAGTTTGGCACACACGGTTCAAGATGGCTATTCCGGGGAGAAGATATTCCAGGCGGTTATCGCCTGCATTTCTGGTTTGCCGACCCCTATGATGCCACGATTTTTGCGCTGAAATATCTAGAATGAAATGTCACATCCAAAAACTTGATCGTCGTTATAGCTATAACGATCGGTTCCAACATGCCCTGATATTCCAGCGCGAGATGAGTCGCGGGCAGGGGCCTTTGCACTTCAACCACGCCATGCAATGGTGTGTCCAGACCTGGGGTTGGAGCGCCGAAGTCCGGCAATACTATGACATGATCCGCTGGAGCGAAATGATCATGAATCCTCTACGCTTTATCTCTACCCCCGCGCAGATTGCAGCCGCAGAACACACCTTGCCCGCAGAGTGCAATCCCCAATGGTCCTGGGGCAATGGCATGGATGACCTGCGTATCTACTTGAAAAGCGGGGCAGAATTGGCGTTTTTCCAGCTGGCCCACCAGGTTGACCAGAAATGACGGTCACAGTATAATATTGAAATACTACAAGGAGTCCACGATGTCACTGCAATTTTATCGTCCCACTGTGCTGCACAATACGCTCCAGGCTCGAACGGCTACAGGCACCCAGAACAAAGACGACGCCAAACGTTTCGCCAACTTGATTGGCCCCATGGACACCAAACTGGACCGTGAAGTGCGCGAGCTGCTGGTCACTGCCCGCGTGAGCTTGCTGCTCAAGAGTAGCTTCTTTGGTAACTTGGCCACCCGACTCAAACTCGTCAACGCCGACGAATGGTGCGCTACCGCTGCCACAGATGGCCGTCACTTCTACTACAACACCCGGTTCATCAAGATGCTGCGGCCCCGTGAGATCGAGTTCCTGTTTGGACACGAGGTCCTCCACTGCGTTTATGATCACTTTGGTCGTCGTGGCGAGCGCGATCCCCAGATCTGGAACATCGCGAACGACTATTGTGTCAACGGTGATCTCAAGAAACATCGCGTGGGCGAATTCATCACTTCGGTGCCGTGCCTGTATGATGCAAAATACGATGGCAAGAGTTCCGAAGAAGTTTATGACGATCTCATGAAGAACGTCCAACAGGTCACTCTGGATCAGCTGATCAATCAGCTGCTGGACGATCACCTGGATGGTGAGGGTGAAGGTGACAGCGGTGGCAGCGGCAGTGGCGATCAAAAGGGCAAAGGTCGCCCCCAACTCACCGAAGAAGAAAAACAACAGATCCGCGATGAGATCAAAGAAGCTGTGATCAGTGCTGCCCAGACCTGCGGTGCTGGCGAGCTGCCCGCGGGTGTCAAACGCATGATCCGGGACCTCACTGAACCCAAGATGAACTGGCGCGAGCTGATCCGCCAGCAGATCCAGAGCACCATCAAAAGTGACTTTACCTTTATGCGAGCGAGCCGCAAAGGTTGGCACATGGATGCGATCATGCCAGGCATGAAGACTACCGATGCCATTGATATCGTGTGCTTCCTGGACATGTCCGGTAGCATTGGTGAAGAGCAAGCTCGTGACTTCATCAGCGAGATCAAAGGCATCATGGAGACGTTTGAAAATTATCGTGTTCATATCGCGTGTTTTGACACCAAAGTCTACAACCCGCAGCAATACAACAGCGAGAATCTCGAAGACATCGCTGAATACGAGTTGGCCGGTGGTGGCGGTACCGACTTTGAGTGCATGTTCCGGTATCTCAAAGACGCCGAGATTGAACCCAAGAAACTGATCGTGTTCACGGATGGCTATCCCTGTGGCAGCTGGGGTGACCCCAACTACTGCGATACCACGTGGATCATCCATGGTGATCCCAATCCAAACCCGCCCTTTGGTGTGTTTGCGCTCTACGACGATCATCGCTGATCAGTTTTGCCAAAATCGCCCCGAGATTTGTTCTCGGGGCTTTTTTTTGGCCTAAATACCTGCATGGACAATCAACTCACAGTGGCTGACATAGCCAACATCAAATCACTATTAGAAGCCGCGTGTGCTCGCGGAGCATTTCGTGCCAATGAAATGAGTCATGTAGGTTCTGTGTATGACAAGCTAGAGGCTTTCCTCCAGCAGATACCGCAACCGGCAACACCCCCAAACCCAACCCCACAAGGAGATTCAAATGCTTAAACACGTAGGCCGTCATGGCGATCGCAAAGTCGCGATTGTATTCCGCGAAATTCCCGGAGAAGATCACATGTGTCTGGTGATCTATCCCGAAACGCTGCCCAGCAGTTTTGAAAGTGCCATCATGAAGGTGATTGAAAGCCCCGCAGGCCAAGCCGAAGCTGTGTTGGCCAATGCACTGCATCGCAATCTCCTGCCGGATGGACGCGTGATCCTGGAAGCACTGCATCGCGAAGGCATGCTGAAGAAAATAGCCACCAACCAAGTCATAGTGACACCAACTCCGGCCAGTTCGGTCAAGCTAGACGAACTCAATCGCTTGGTCAAGGAAATGGAGTCGGGCACCGAAGCAGCCAAACGCATGGCCGAACTGGACAAAAATTCTGGCATAGTGGATCCTGCTGTGAAACGTCAGGCCGAGCAAGAGTTCAAACGCCAGCGTCTGGCCCAGGAAGCTGCTCAGCAACGTGCCGGCGTACCAGCCATGCCCGAGACCACCACAGGTGGACTGGATGATCGAGCTCTTGCCGGCAACATGTTGGCCCAGGCCAAACGCATGGAATCCGAAGCCCAGGGACTCATAGCCGAAGCTGCTCGCATGAAGAAGGAAGCCGAGCAGATGTTCCCGGGCGTGACTGTGCCAGCTACCCCGGCTGCGGATGCAGCACCTGCTACACCCAAACGCCGTGGACGACCCGCCAAACCCAAGGCAGTAGCAGATGCAGCAGTTCAGTGAAGAATTTTTGAGCAAATGGGAACACATCATCAATGAAACCGAGATCACCGATGTGCCCCTGGAGTGCATCAAAAAGGTCACACTGAAATTCCACGATGGCAAAAGAAAAACCATCAATATCCAGCTGCTGAAACGACAGGGACTCCAAATGCAGGACATTGAGTCTCTGTTGAATCGCACTCTCATGGAACAGGGCGAAAGCATACGCGACCTTGACTGGTTGATCGACGTCAAGGCCGTGGCCGAACTGATCCAGCCCGAAACTGATCGCATCTTGAAAGCCATCAAATGAATGTACGTCTCGTCTCATATAGCCAACCCACACAGGACTTCCGTGATCAAGGTCTCGCCGATGCCCAGGAACTCATCGCATACTGCGCCAGAGTATCAAACCCCGCAAATCAATTCAACACTGACACGAGCCAAAAACTTATCCGGTATCTCATCCAGCATCAGCATTGGAGCCCGTTGGAAATGGTTTCAGCTTGCATGGAAATTACAACGACACGTGATATCGCACGACAGATCCTACGACATCGAAGTTTTAGTTTCCAAGAGTTCAGTCAACGTTATGCAGACCCCACCCAAGACCTTGAGTTCGTTCTACGCGATGCCCGACTCCAGGACACTCGTAATCGACAAAACAGTATAAAACTAGACACGGTCAACAATGCCGAGCACCAGGAGATCGCCCGGCAGTGGGAGGAACGTCAATCGGCCCTCATACGCCAGGTGCGGGAAACCTATAGCTGGGCCATTGGGGTCGGCATAGCCAAAGAACAGGCCCGTGCTGTGCTGCCTGAAGGACTCACCCAGAGTCGCATGTATATGAATGGTACCCTGCGCAGCTGGATCCACTTCATTGAGCTGCGTTCGGCCCATGGCACCCAATTGGAACACCAGCAGGTGGCCCTGGCCTGCGCCGAAGCGATCACGGCGGTGTTTCCCATGAGTGCCGAATTTGTAGCATCGAGCTAGCGAATCTGCTATAATGGATCTATGCAGATCCTGTTTGATACCTTGACCATGAACCACTGGGCCGAACAGCCCGATGATCGGTGCTGCCAGGCGATAGAACAGTGGCTGGAGACACCCCGGGGTCAATGGGCTCGTGCTCATTCCCAAAATATCCGGACCCTTCATGGCCAAAACATGACCTATTGGGTCACGGTCATATCCATAGTGGGCGAAGTAGATGGTCCGGCCCTGACTGAATATTATCTCAGGTGGCCCCGATGAAAATACTAGTCACTGGTGGTCTAGGGTTTGTGGGGCACCGCGTGGTTGCTCTGCTAGAAGCTCTAGGACACGATGTCGTCATCACTGACACCCGCACCACGTATGGCCTGATACCCCAGGCCGAGCTGGACTACGTGATGCAGGAACGAGTCCGGAACATACGTACCACACACATACACAGCATCAACATCACCGATGCCGGGGGCATTGACTATCTGATGCGGGTACACGAACCCGCCATGGTCATACACCTAGCCAGCTTTCCCAGACAAAAAGCTGTGAATGCCAATCCCCAATTGGGTAGCCGGGCCATGAGCGAAGGCCTGCTGAACCTCCTGGAGCACTCGAAGCAACACGGGGTCAAAAAGTTCGTCTATGTCAGTAGCAGCATGGTCTATGGTGACTTCGTGGGTGATTGTCCCGAGTGGTCCTCGTGCGAACCCCAGGGTCAGTATGGTATCATGAAACTAGCCGGGGAGTGGTTGGTACGTGATTATCACCGACGCGGATGTTTTGACTACACCATAGTTCGCCCCAGTGCGGTGTATGGACCCGGTGACGTGGAAGATCGTGTGGTGAGCCGATTTTTGCTGTCGGCCATGCGTGATCAAACTCTGCGTGTGCATGGTCCCAACGAATCTCTGGATTTTACCTACGTGGATGACACAGCCTCGGGCATAGTGGCAGCCGCGATCACCGACAATGATCGCATACACACCTATAACATCAGTCGCGGTCATGCTCGCACCCTGATGGAGGCGGCGGAATTGGCCGTGAGCATAGCCGGTGCTGGCCGTATCGAAGTGGTGGATCGCAATCAAGATTATCCACGTCGTGGTGCTCTCAATATCAATTGTGCCCGAGATTATCTGGGTTTTGATCCCCAAATCAACATTGAACAAGGTTTCGTGGCTTACCATGACTGGCTTAAAAATTCCCTTTATTGGTCTCCAAAAGCAGTATCATAACCTCCGTCAGGAGATCCTGGATGTCACTGATCAAGTATTGCGCAGTGGCCAGGTCATGAATGGCAACTGGTGCGCGGAGTTTGAACATTGGTTGAGCCAGCGCAATCGCACCCAATACGCCATAACGTGCCACTCGGGTACCCAGGCCCTGGAGGTCATAGCCACATACTATGCCCAAGAGCATGGCAACGTATCCACGCCCCGGGTGCTGTTACCGGCGTTGACCTATCCAGCCACGGCCAATGCCTGGTGGCGAGCCGGGTGGAATATACATTTTGTTGATGTGGATCGTCGCGGTATCCTGGACCTCAACTGTGTTCCCGAGCTCGTTGAGTATGAAGCTGTGTGCTCCGTGGGATTGTATGGTGCCAGCCTGGTGCATATCCCCAACTATGATCGTTGGCGCATGCTCAACATCAACACTGCCCTACTGATAGAAGATGCCGCACAACACTGGCTCAGCGCCAATTGTGTTCGCATAGGCTATGCCGCTGCCATCAGCTTTGACCCCACCAAAAACCTTGGTAATTTTGGCAATGGTGGTGCCGTACTCACCAACAATGTCATGTTGGCCGAGTTCGCCCGACAGTGGCGGGACAACGGACGCCAGGGCGACTTTCATCACAACCACGCGGTGACCAACAGCCGCATGAGCGAAGTAGATTGTGCCCAAATGATGGTCAAGACTCGACACTTGGATCAATGGCAACAGCGCAGATCAGACATAGCACGGCATTGGATGGATCGCCTCCGGGATACTCCCATGCGTTGTCTCATAGATGACACCAACGTCGAAGATCATTGTTTCCACAAATTTGTGATCGACACTGATCAACGCGATCGCATACAGGAACAAATGACCCTACGCCGGGTAGAAACCCGCATACACTACTCGCAACCACTGACCGAGATGGGGGCCTATCAGCATTGCCCGGGGCCTGATATGTTGAGCAAGGCCACAGCACTGAGCCGGCGTGTGCTGAGTCTGCCTATCTATCCCGAACTCACAGATCTCGAAGTGGAGTATATCATAGATCAGCTGCGAGATTCCTGCGCAGCAGTGCATAGCTAGCCAGCCAGGACCACTCGTAGCTCTTGCGCAGCTGGTCAAAGTCACCCGAAACTGAGTCATAGTATTCCATGGCATCTTGGGCACCCATGTGGCTCCATTCGGCATTCTTGAGAGCGTTGGACTCCCGGAGCCATTGGCTCAATCTATATTGATTTTCCACGTTGGGCAGACTATGGCGTAGCTTGATGGCTTCGCGGAATGCTGTGCGCCAGGCCATCCAGGGTGTGTCAAAATACATGGCCGTGCCTGATATGATGGGTACCACTTCGTGCGGTTGATCCAGGGTGAAATCCAGCCCAGTTCCGGGATTGTCTAGCACCAGATTCTTGTTGTAGGCAATCATGGCCTGGTGTCCGTATACCAAACCATTGATGGGATTCGCTGCATGAAAGATATAATGTTTGGGCTGTTGCCATCGGTCTGGTTGCCAGGACCAATCAAAATTGCTGGAGACTTCTAGCTTGGCAAACACTGCAAAGAACCAGTCAGTTTGGCTGGCTCGGGCCGCGGCCTGATATGCTGCCACCCGTCCCTGGACTCCCTCCACACGATGTATGCGATTACCGTCACATCTCTGTACGGCCCATTCGAGGTGCAGGAGGTTACCCCAAGCACCACGCTCGCCGTTGCTGATAAACACTATATCTAAAGGGTTGGTCGGAGACCCACCCGGGACGTGTTCCAACCAAGGATAGTCGTAGACCTGTGTATTGATCATGGCATGGGCCGATCTAGGTACCAGGCTGGATCCGTTGCCCTGGATCTCCGATACCACCGGAGATTCTCGCCATAGCCAAGCATCTGTGTCATACACAGAGTTTTGGTTAGTAAACCAGACATAGGGAGTCTTGAACTCTACCTGCGCCTGGGCCTGGGGTATGGTATCCTGTTGGTATTGCACGGTCTGCCAGGGCAGTCTCGGCAAAGACTGATGTTCAAAGTTCACATCGCGGAATTGTTCCAGACGTTCAAGGCCGGCCACTTGAGCGTCCCATTCGGCCCGGGGTATCAAGAAGGTATCGCCGAATCTCTGCTGACCGCTAGGCCAACAATGTATCTGATGCGATTGCCAGGGGCTGGGTTCCCAAAGCCAATCAAAGTCAGCGTAATCTATACACGAGCTCACGATCCATGCTGATCTAGTACGGCATTGAGACATGGCGCGCCGGATGGTATGCAGATGATCAGTCCATCTCAGTACCTGTGCATGGGGTAATCGTTGCTGGAGGTTTTGGACATTGTCCGGATGTCCACCCAGATCCATGATGAAAACGTCAAACATGTTGGATACAGCGAATCTGTCGTTGTTGGAAGTCCGGATCGCTCCAGTGATAGTCATACTCTTGATATGCAGATCCGGTACGTATGCTGGCGACATCAAGATGCTGACACAGTATGCGCCATATGGACCAGAAGTCTGTGGTACCAAAACTTTCCTCGATCCGGACCTGCCCCACTTGCGGGTGTCCTATGGTCAGTGCCGGATCATCGGGATCAAATCTATTGGCCACTAGCCATTCACGGAATTGCTGTAGAGAACGTTGTTGGAATTCATACTGCCCGGGATCATTGGCCCACTCGATATCAAAATCCCCAGCAGCTTCGGTCTGGCTGCGAAGAGTGCTAGTAATCAGCTCACCCACCCGGCTGTCTCGACCTTCGTCTTGGAACACCTCCCAGTGATGTTTGCCCACGGCCTTGTTTACCCCCACGAACACACCACCCAGGGAGCGATTGATAGTCTCTATGCCAAACAGTTCATAATCCTGTTCATCCAGAGTGAATCTAGGCGCATTCAACCAACACATGAGCTGGCTGGGACGTTGCCATTCGGGTGCCTGGATCTGTTTGCGGTAGCTGGTGGCCCAGCATTCAAACTCATGGCACAGTAAATTGAGCTGCCGGATATGCCATTTTGTGGCAGCGTCGGCGCGTTGTGCATAGACACTCATCCGGCCACTCACGCCCTGGAGATCTTCAAAGTAACGATGCAGGCGATTGAGACGTTCCTTCACGATTTTTCGACCCGGTAGCCCAGTACCGATCGGACCCGACTCCAGGCATAAATCGATAGAAAACTCATCACTGATCTGATAGCCTAGGTTGGCTTGATTGATGGCCTGGATGCTGCGGTTCACTTGATCCAGTATGTACTGGCCATTGCGCGGACTATCGGCGAATCCCACGAAGCAATAGTTCTTTTCGAGATGATAACCGTCACGCAGGAGCGTATCCAGGGCCGATAGCCACTTGCGACTGAGACTGTTATCACTGACGTCTATCAAGACAGTGATCTGGTCATGAGCGCCTCGCAGCACCATCTCAATCTGATCTAATATTTTGCCACCACTCATAGAGTTCGGGATCCTTTGCTAAGATATCTGACATGGTATAGGTGTCGTTGCGTATTTTTTCTAGGTGCATCAGTCTACGTTTCCCCTGTGCCAATCCTCGTTGCCATTCCTGAGGCCATTGCTCCTGGAATGTAGGACGAGACTTGAGTTGCATCAAAACATCTTTCAATGCCGATTGAGTCTGGGGTATCAACTCATCTAGTTTTTTCTCTAGCAGATGTCTAGGCAATGCCAAGGGACTCATGACAACGTTTGGACTGAAACTAAAAATTACTTTGGCCAAAACATCTACGTTGTAACTTTTGGCCAGTTCTTGTATAGCGACGACTTCCAAGAGCCCCGGCAATGTCAGGGTAAAATCAATACGCATCTGACGGCTGTGTCGTTGATATCGGAGACCGTGTTCAAAGTTACGACACCATTGCGAGAAATCTAATCCAGTCCTGATGTACTCGCCCGTGGCACCGGTGCCATCTAGGCTGGCGCAGATCTGCCAATCCCGTACATGTGCCAAGATATCACGCCATAGATTCAGTTCCCCATGATCTACTCGGCTGAGATTGGTGTTGTATCTGGCATATACACGCGGGCCATCACCTAGTTCTATTATGCGGCGCATGTATCTCCAGTGTTGCTCATACATGAGAGGCTCACCGCCTACCCAGTAGATCTCTTCTACTCGATGTTGTTCTACAGCTTCGGCGAATTCCTGTTCAATTTCGTTGTCCTGGAACCGAGTGATTTCGCGTCTTACGTGGGGCACCATCCAGGCATTGCGCGAATCTGTATAGTCAATCGTTCCTGATTGTCGTTGTTCGGTTTCCCAGGCGCTGCTCAACATATCTCCGCAGGTGCGACACTTGAAATTGCAGAGGTTGGAAAAGCGATAGTCCCAACTCAAGGGCAACATCTCAGTGGATCCATCAGGCGAGGTCTTGCTCATGGCCTCTTGATATCGATCGCCAAACAGCTGATTGAAATAGTCACGATACACATCAGTGTTCAAGAGTTTGTGATTACACACTTCACATTCGGGCAAGGTTTCCCCAGCCATCATGCGCTGTCGAACCCCACGCATGTGATCGGAGTTCCAGTGTTCCTCTAGAGTGATGGGAATATATCGACCGGTACCCGCGGCCGTGTCGATATACTGTTGGAAATTCTGTGCAGGTTCACGACTGGCACAACACATCCTACGCTCGGTTTGCGGACTGAGATATGTGTGCGTCCAAGCGGCCATGCACAAGTTGGGCGGTCTATCAATTGCCTTCATAACCAATCGCAGCGGCCAATTCAGGGTGATGGTTTCTCAAATCAGTGTGCCGACGACGATCCAGTTCTTGGATCTTTCGCAACAGCTTTTTATTGTCCTGACCAGATGCTTGCTGCATAAAATTTATGATGCGAGCAAACTCAGTCCGATGCCAGGCTCTCACACCAGATTCTTTCAACCGACCACAGGCTATTTGTTTTGCGTCATCACTCAGGCTGGCACATGAAAGATCCAGTGGTTCATGTAACATATTCCAGTAGATATAGTCAAAACCCTGTCGATCAAGCCAGTTGGCCAATTGCGGCAGATACATGACATTGAACACATTCACCGTGCTACAACTTTGTAACTTTATATTTGTATTCATTCCGCGCAGAGCTTTGAATCGATCAAGGGTGTCACACACCTGTTGCCATTTGGCATTGGTTCTTTGGTATTCAAATCTGTGGTCGATGTCATCGATACTGAATGCTATCTCAACTTTTTGGAAATGCTTCCAGATATCTGGACCTCTAGCAGGCCATTGAGTGCCGTTGGTATTGTAGTGAATTTCCACTTTATCGGCTTGACCATATTGTATTATTTTTTCCAGTAGATCAAAGTGCTGCATGATCATGAACGGTTCACCACCTGAAAACTCTATATAACGTATTTGCCCCAACAGTTCCTGTATCTGTTGCCAAAATCCTGGATTATCTTGAGGCCAATTACCGCGCCGTAACATATCATAGTGATGGCTCTGACGTTGTTTATCAAGACTCAACTGCTGTAGTTCTTCCACGGCAGCCGAGCTAGAAGCCCAAGACCCGCATATACGACATTTGAGGTTGCACAAATTGCCCAATTTCAAATCCAAAAACAACAAAGGACCAGGATCGGTGGTGAACGGTATTTGATGCGCCAGATGTCGTAATTTGTGCGTGGTATTCATGCGTTTGCTCACACGACCCGATCGCTCCTCATTCCAGCAACTGGCACATGTGTCTGGCTTGCGACCCTCGAGTAACTCTCTACGTAGGTTACGCATATAATTGCTGTTTTGAACCTCGCTCAATGCAGCATTGGTTAGGGAAAATTTTTCGCCCTGATCATTGGTTATATTGTCTCTGGCAAGACAACAGGGACGTATCGAGCCCGTGGCCGACGTTTCCAGACTGATCCAGGGCAACATACAGAAAGTCTTGGTTGGTTCTAGCAAATTTTTCAGTTCGGGTATGGCGTCAAACAGAGATTCATTCCTTACAGTGTCTATCCGACCATTATATTCCCAGAACTTAGACAAATAATCACTCTTGTCATCGTTCATCATGAAATTGATCACGCTTTCAAATCCCAGGGTGGCTCTTGTGAGATCATCTTGTGGTTTCAACCATTCCAGGTGCTGTTGTATTTTTTCTTTCACCAGTTCTTTGTAATGCTGTGGTGCGATATCAAGTCGCAGCCAGTCGGGACCTTGCAATAGATTTATATTGAAATCTCGTGCTTTGATCAGACCCTGCTCCGTCCAGTTACGATGAAAATCGGGTATGTGCCAGGCATTGAGAATACTGATCGTGGATGAAATGTAGAAATCAACATTGGGGCATACCTCGATCATGTGTCTACGATTGTTTTCAACATCCGGCCAATGCGTACCTTTGCGAATATATTCTGCCCGGGTACCCATGGCGTCAAGACTGGCGCCAACTGCCACAGTTTGAAACTGCCGCCAATAATCAAACACACTACGCCCCCGCAATCGAGTTTGCGTAAAGTTGGTGTTATAAACCAATCTAACATCAAATCGTTTGCGCCGGATCAATTCATCCAAAATACGATAATGCTCTTCCATGATCAAGGGTTCACCGCCGGCAAAATAGATATGTTCCACATGATCTATATGCGACATCAACTGATCAAAGATATCAGTATCCCATCTGCCGGAATGTAGCAATGCCTGATGATTGTCTGCATACCCTTGACCGTATATGCGTATCTGATCTTGATACCATTGGCTAGAAAATTGTGGACCACAACTGCGACAGCGTAAATTACAGAGATTGCTAAATCGTAAATCCCAATACCTCATCTCAAATCTATCAAGCGATCCATCCAACTTGGTTTCTTCTATAATGGGGATATGATGACCATGACGGCGGTTCGCCGATTGTCGTTGACTGATAAAGCCAAATTTCTCTTGTTCATAACATTTGTTGCATGATTTGCTGGCCTGGCCAATCAACATGTCATTGCGCAATTGACGCATACCCTCACTGTTCCAAATTTCTTCCATGCTAGTGGTGTTACAATCACCCAGTGGTTTGGCAACCGAAAAATCAGTGAGACAACAGGGATGAGATGATCCATCCGCATTCATATACAAATGAACCCAGGGCAACATACAAAAAACCTTGGATTCTTTGAGTAAAAATTGCTGTTTGGGATTGAGATCAATGGGTTTGATATTTTCAAAATTTTTATAATGACTCATACCAGTCCTTGAGATATGGGAATGTCTTGACGAAGTCCTTGCCTCGACGTTGATCATACTGCTGATAGAATATACGAAAATCTTGTTGTAACTGGGGCAGGTCAAAAGATTCGCTGTGTGGTGTCTTGACTACATCTAGGTAGTCTATCAAACGTTGCACATGATTGAGTTCATGTTCATGCAAAAGCGGATTGTCATGGTTGTAATCACGCCAGTCTTCTAGACGTTCGCGATAATGGTCTCGATAGCACTGCGGCAGAACCAGGCATGATTGGAAGCTGGGGAATCGCAAAATGTTGAGGGTAAAACTCACGCGATCTCGACCATAGGTCTGTTTGAGAGCCAGGAGCCAGGTCAGGTACTCGGGCAGGCTATCCAGGCACAGAGCATTTATGGTGCACATACTGTGCAGAGTGCGTATGTGAGATCGATCCAAGATCAAATGCACATTTTCTGTCCACTGACCAAAATCTAGACCATCGCGAATATATTCGGCTTGGATACCCCAGGCTTCATTGCTGGTGTAGATATCAAGGTGCTCGATATCCTCTACTCTGTGCAGAAAATATTCCACTCGATCCCGGGGCATGCCAAGATTGCTGTTGATGGCCAGCTGAGTCTGACTGCGTCCTTGATTGTGTTTGAACCAATCAATCAGTTTCCAGGTGTAGCCCGACATCAAGGGTTCGCCGCCGGTGATCCTAAGTTCCTGCAGGGTACGATGTAGATCACTTTCCCACCACTCAAAGAAGGCCTCTACATAGGGATTGGTTTCACCAAATCGATATAGTTGGGCACTGTCGTGGGTGTGGGTGAAGTGATTGCGTCCATCGCTGGTGAGTGCTTGGTAGGCGCCGTTGTTTTGTATGTCTCGTACCCAGGTGCTAGAAAAGGCAGGATTGCAATAACTGCAAGCGAACTGGCAGGTACGATCAAAACTGATTTCCAAGGTACGGAGATTCACATCCTGATCCGTGGGCATATTCCGGGCCTGTTCTAGAGCCTGTATAGGATAGATGCGGCTTTTGTACACGCGGTCACTGATGGCATCACGATTGATATCTTCGATCTTCCAACAGTATTCACAACCTCGGGGGCGCTGACCCGCCTGCATCTGTGCTCGATCCTGTTTTTTCTCAGGGGTATTGTGCAGCAGCCTAGGGTTGGTGCGGACCTTATCTTTGTCTACCAAATGAGCCGGGGGATGATGGCATGATGTAGTCATGCCGCTACCCAACCAAATGGTAGCATTGTACCATTTGGCTGCACAAAAACTGGCACTGATGGGATTCAGTACCTGATGTAGGAAATCACGATCGTTTGTCAAGATATCTTTCAAGGTCTATCACGAGTTGTTGGCGTTGCTGTTTGGTATAGATCTGTAGCTGTTGATAGTTATGCTCACACTGTTCCTGGGTTGACATCAAGAAGTCACTGGCACCATTGTAGCATATATCTCGAACAACTTCAACTATTCTTAGTGCTCTATCCTGCTCGTTTTCTATCTGATCAAAACTTTCATCAATCACATGCGAAAAAGTCTGGAACCCTTTGCGTCGCAAATCTCGGTAGAAGCCGGGATTGGCTGCTATCACAAAGGGATGACACATAATCATGGGCTTCCAGGTCTTTTCGGTCAAGAACGAACAGGTATGACTGAATACCGTTTCGGTTACCACGCTAAAATAGCTATCAATATAGGCCCGGGGATTGATCACAGCATCACCCCAACTGAGTCCCGCAAACAATAGGGGCTTGATCCAACCTTGGTCAAGCAGTGCCTGATTGGTTCTCTCTATTTCATACTGGGGTGGCAATAATCTTATGGGTTCAGTGGTATGTGCAGTTGAGCCCGTGGGAGGATCTACGGTGCTCTGGAGATTGGTCCACAAAGCCTGTTCCAGTAGCCCCCGAGATCGCAACAGATCGATCAGGTGTTTGCGATGCGGTCTCAATCGACCATTCAACATCAGGAACGAATAGGGTTTGGGGCCTGGGTTTCGTACCTGTGATGCCTGCGCATGTGCCTGTTGATTCGATACGAAATCCACTATGTTTGTGAAATGTATGTCGGATCTCACGCTGTCTAGCTGTGCTAGAGGATCACCACCATGCATGATTCCCAATCGTCCACGCTGCACAAGATCGCTCACTCCCAGTCTCCACATCTGCCATTCTATGGTTTCGCTGCCCTCGGCTAGATTACAAAACACGAGATTACCGGCATCACTGGTAAGAATATCGGCGAACGATTGGGCCAGGACCTCGCGTCCCAGGATATACACAGTGTCGGATCTTGGAACAATTTCACTCCATAGAGCAAACTGCTCATCGGCATAGTGTTCCAGGATCCAATGTGCTTCGGTGAATCGATCTAGAGCTAATCTATGCTTTCCGAGCATGATATTCACATTCTTGCCACCAGGCTTGCATCTCAGGAAACGTGGACAAAAAATCTGTCCCACGACGACGGTCATGTTCGCTGAAGAAACGATAGAAGTCGGCCATGTGGCGATGACGTTCTTGACTGGGCTGCCGCTGCCCATCACGCATCCAAGCTATGTCTCGATCCAGGCGGGCGATCTCATAATCCTTGAATCCATGGAAGCGGTCCTCGGCCGTTTCGATCTGGCGCAACATCCAGGCCCAGAGCAGCTCCAGCCGATCCACATAGCTTTCGGGCAGGATCTGTAGACTCTGCCAGGCCGGTTGACGCAACACCGGCGTATCAAACCATATTCTTTGATAGGTGTGACTATAGGCTTTCCTCAAGCCCAGGATACCTGCAAACAATTTCTCTAGCCCTGGCACTGATAGATTGTTCATCGTGACTATGAACGTGATGCTATTGCGCGAGGGAATGTCAGTGAGAAACTGATTCACTCGATCCCAGAGCAGATCAAAGTCCAGCCCATGCCGTATGTATTCAGCTTGATCGCCCCAGCTGTCCAGACTCACGAACTGCATGAAATGTTCCAGCTGGCCATCTTGGCACAGCTTCTGGAGATAACTTTTGTAGCGTTGCCAACTGTGTTCATCTACAGAAAAGTTACTGGTCACACAAAGATGTAGATCCGGACGCGGATGCTCTAGCACATAATCAAACACGCGATAGGTGTTACGATCCAGGAGTGGTTCTCCGCCAGTCATACGGAAATGTGACAGCTGAGGGTAGAGTTTGGGCCACCAAGACCAAAAGGCCTCTACGTAGGGATTGTGTTCACGGGCAGGTATAGGACGACGATCCCCAACAAAATGCTCGGGAGCATTATGAGGTACTAGTGTAGGGTATGCTCCCAATCTAGCGACTTCATCTGCCCATGAGCTACTGAACTGAGGGCTGCAATAGCTACATCTAAGATTGCAAACATGATTGAAATTGACTTCGACATAGCTGGGAACAACATCTTCATCCCCTGTGAAATCTCGTATGTGATCAAATGCTCGAGCCGCCCATGGCTCACCGCTGCGATAATGCCGATCGCTCAGCTTGCCCTGATCTTCCATGTTCCAACAATACTGGCATTCTCGAGGTCGTTCACCGGCCAGCATGAGTCGACGTTGCTGTTTTTTATAGTCGGTATTGTGCAAGGCTGCAGGATTGCGTCCGATAGATTCCACGGGTATGCGATGCAGGGGCGGATGATAGCAACTATTATTGAGTCCAGTGGGCAGGTGCAGACTCACCTGCTGCCATTTGGCCAAGCACAGAGCCGGTCCCAGCTGCTGATGCATCTGTTCGGCACTGGAGAGAAACTGGCTCTTGAACTCCGCATTGACCTCGTCTCCGGGATTCACTCTAGTCCCATCTCCCGACGTATTTGGGTGGCCGAGATCGCCGTGATGCTGTCGTCAAATGTTTCTTCACCCGATGTGTAACCCACGCCACGACCCCAACCTATGTGTACGATGTTGGGTACGGTCTGGATGTCATATTGCCCTTGATAGAGTGGATCGAGGTCACGCCGGATGAAATTTTTCACCTGCTCGATGGCAAAGGGATTACTGCCCTGCCAACCTTGCACATCGCGTATCTGTATCATGACTTGTCCGGTACGTGCCAGTAGGCGTTCAAACAGAGCTCTATGTCCGGCATGCCAAGGTTGCCAGCGTCCCAGCATTTGAACCGTGGGTCGCTTCCAGTCAAACTGTGGTCTACGCTTTTGATTCAGGATGCGATCACCTATGTATGCTGACCACTGCTCGGCATTTTTTTCGGTGATGCGGAAGTCATAGATTTCGGGTGGCACGAACATCTGATTGGTATCTTCATAACGACCACGATCTATGGTGTCCATCCATATGGTCCAATCGGCCTTGAAGTTATGTCGCATTTCAGGCAAAGGAGCTACAAAGTCGCAAATGGCATAGTGGGCCTGACTTTTGAGTGCAAACTTCAACATGCGCAGACTCTGGCGTATGCGACCTTCGCGGCTGAAATCCCAATCGTTGTATTCTCTGCGAACTTCATCGGCGTTGAACCACTTGACCCGACACTGGGGACTGGCAAAATTTTCACCCAAACCGGCAAATTCTTCTGTGGGCAAGTGTGCGATGGTCCAATGTTGTTCTAGATACTGTTTTAGGGCCTGTGCCATATAGGTCTTGCCCGACCCAGGCAGTCCCATGATCAAGATGTTGGACATATGGTTTCAAAATCCCGGTGAGTGAGTTCTAATAATCGTGTGTAGTTATGATGTTCAAGTATGTCCTGTACGTGTGCTAACAGTTCCTGATGGTTCTGTGGTTTCTGATAGACAAAATAAAGAGATTGTTTCAACCCATCCAGGATGTCTTCATATTCCAATTGTACATCACAACGACCGCGCATGAGTTCGTATTTCTCTCGCAGATGTAGCACATACCTGGCTACAGCTTCCAAACGATCGCGATTGATGTCGATTTCATAATCATCGTGCGATTTAGAATCTCGATGCCATATCCCAGTGATGTCACTGATATATAGACTACTGATCTGTGCTGCCGCATCTCGTCTGGAAAGACCTATCACAAACGACTTGGTCATGATATTCTCAAACTCGGGATGATCATAATGATCCGGCATGATCTTGACGAGATTTTTGGCTTTTTTATTTTGGTTGTACCATTGTTGGTGCTTGAATCGGTGTAGGGCTTCGCCAAGATCTGTCAATCCATATCGACGTGACACCACATTTCCAAATGCCGAGGAACCACTGCGATAGTTACTCAACACCACGACGTCTCGATCGCCTATGTCAAATTCCAGCATGAGGCTCCCTGGTTGCGATATCTTGTTCACGTGTCATGAGGCCACGATTGCGCCAATTGCTCCGATAATGTCGCTTGAAAAATGCGCTCTGTTCCGATTCAAACTGAGCCACTGGTAGATCCAATTGAGCATGTAATTCAATACCCACCTGTCCGGCCAGGATACGCGGATCTGACTGTTCTACCGTGGTCCACAATTGAGCCAGAGCATCAAAATCCTGTACCTCATGGTAGTTCCAGTTCGTGAGCATGGTCATGTAGGTGCCCTGTCTAGCACCGGCCATGCACCAACGACCGTGTTCCACATCCGATCCAATGTTGTGCCATATGGTGAGATGATCTAGGTTTCGCTGATGTACCCGGGCTTGAAAGTCGCTGGGAGAGAGACGTTGCCCACGATCGAGACACATCTTGACCCCTTCGCGGAAACCAGCACGCCAGGCATGAAAGGCATCACCATTGGGATAGGTTGTCGAATAACAGTCATGCATGGGCCAATAGAGCGGATCAAAACAGAACTCTACTTGAGTCTCGGCTCGGCCATCGCTGTTTTCGTGAGTGCGCATACGCTGTGCAAATTCGCGAGTCCAAGAACTGATACCACCATTGCCATAGATCAAACCATTCACATGATTACGTGCCCGCCAACGATACACTGCCTGTTGCCAGGTGGTATCACGGAATTCCAGCGTGAGTTTGAAAAACTCGGGATCAGGCACGTTGTCGCCATCGATCAGGATAAAGCGTTCGGTGGTACTGGCTTCGGCAGCGGCTTTGTGCGCAGCATCAGACCCTTTGACACCATCCACGCGCCGAGCCCAGGGCACCATGTTGCGTATGCGTATCCAGGATTCTTCGCGCTGGGGTTCATCCCAGGTCAAATAAATCACATCCAAATCAGCTATGTCTACTGCGTTCATGTCAATAACTCCAGGTGATGTGTCGATGCGAGGGATCTACGATCACGCAAACGTCTCGGGGGTCACAACTGGTACCCCAATCTCGGGGACGTAGTTTCAACCCGCGAGTGAGATATACCAAACGACCACGGATGACCTTGACCTCCCGGGGTTGAGATCTATACACATCAACATCAATATCAATATAATTACCAGGCAGATCCTCCATGGTATAACATATGGGGTCACCATTTTGATCATGGTACAGTCTATAAAACACAGGGTGCGGCTGTGGCATCTGAGCCAGTGCCGACCAAAATTCATCGGGTGTCACGGTTCTAACCAATCCTTGATGTGATAATGTACCAAACCCCACTGTGCCACAGTATTGATACGCAGACCGGGTCGTGTAAACTCCCAGATCAACTCACGTGTCCAATCTGGTGTTCGTGTGCCTATCATGTGTTGTTTCATGTGCACTATGGTGGGACCAAGTCCCGGGGGCAAGGTCACTCGTTCTACTCCCATGATCTGGGCTGCCATGGCATAGACCACATCGGTGCTGGGCTGTGCTTCAGGGAATTTCAATAAACGTTGGTAATCGGGCCAGGACTGGAATATGTCACGCACGATGCTGAAAAATTCCTGTGCCGTGGCGCTGCGTCGCCAATAGGTTATGGCATTGTATATATCGGGCAAATTGTTGTCATCGAATACTCTGCGATAAAACCTA